TCCGCCGGGAAGGATTCGATCGCGGAGAGGCTGCGCTCGAGCGCACTATCGAACTGCGCCCATCGCGCCTGATAGCCGAGGAACATCCGGATCAGAGCCTTCTCCGCATCGGTCATGGCGCGTTATCCGCCCTTGCGCTTCCCGACCGTAACCGGCTCGGGGGCGATGACCGCCGGAGGTAGATCGTCATCCGGTGGGGGCTCGTCGAGCGCGCCCGATCCCTGATCCTCGAGATCCTCGATCGGAGCCTCCGCCTTGCGCGTCTGCCGGCTCTCCGGTGGGGTCGACCACGCCTGGTGCGTCGCCGCCGACTTCACCGTCTTGGCCTTCTGCCCGAGCTTGGCGAGCGCCTCGACGTAGCGCGCCCGCATCTCCTCCGCGCGATCCTCATGGACCACGAGCGAGATCCGCACGGGGCGCCGACCGTGATCGATCACCGTCCCGTTCGATCCAATCGTCGGAGGGATCTCGGTGATCACCTCACGCTCGGTGAGGGTCTCGATCGTGGCCTGCACGAGTCCGCGCCCTGCGCCCCGAAACGGCTGCGTGTAGCCGATCTGAATCGAGATCGATTCGTTGCCGGAACCGTACGGCCCGAGCGCGTATCGCCGGGGCTTGGATCCCGCCTGTTGTGCGATTTCGAGTCGGACAACCTCGTCGGAAATGTTGACCACGCGCGCCTCGGATTGCTCCTGCGCGTCGAGGTCGAATTGTTCGGTTGACGTGTTCACGGTGCTTGCTCCTGTGCCGTTCCGCGCGCGTTAGAAAACCCGAGGAGCCACCGCGCGCGGATAGCAGCTCCCCGGGTTTACATCAGTGCTACAGCGTCGCGTCGAGATCCGTGATCACGCCGCACGAGTTGGGGCGACGGACCTGGAGCTGCGGATAGAGGATGAGCTGGAACTTGTAGAGATCGCCGTCCCGCGAGAGCGGGTTGATGCGAGCGCGGAGCTTCGCGGACGGCATGCCGAGCTGCTCCTCCGAGGTGCCCGCGAGCCCGATCATCGCCTTGGACTGGTTCACGTCGTTGACCTCGTCCGGAAGCTGGAGCACGCGCACGTAACGCGTGTTGAGGAACAGCATCATCCCCGCCGGAGCGTCCACGTCCTCGAGCACGGGAATCCCGTCGAACTCGAGCATCTGGTATCCGCCGTCGAGCGTGATCATCGCGCCACGGAGGCGAACCTCCGTGATGTAGCGCCTCTGCTGACCGAACAGCGTTCCGTATTTCTCGTGGAGCGCCGGCTCGCACACGATCAGATCGGGCTTGAGCCCCGACGCCGTGTAGATGCGGCGCCGCATCTCACGCATCAGAGCGAACGTCAGAGCGCGACCGACCGCGCCGTTGCTCATCACGGTGCCCTGCCACTGCGTCCGCACCGCGCGATCGATCGTGGCGTAGGTGCCCGTCGACATGATCGCGCCGCCGGTCGCGACCAGACCGAAGATGAAGTCCGTGGCGCCCGAACCGGTGTAGATATCGATCGCGATGCCCTTCGCGAGCCGCTCCACGGTCTCGCTCAGCTCCTCCACGAACAGGTTCGCGAGGTCGCTCGGGTTCCCGCTCGCGCGAGCGCCGGCCAGCGCCTTGCCGGTCACGCCGAACGCGTCGTCGTAGGTGCCATAGTCGAGCTTGGCGGGGACCTTCGTGTCGCTGTTGAACGTGGCCACGGCCACGCCCTCGCCGCGAGCGCCGCCGAGAGCGGAGCCGAACCGCGCCACCCACGAGATATCCTTGCCCGTGGAACCGAATCCGGTGGGAAGGACCTGAAGGAGAACCGTCGCCCGGTTGATCTGCGACTGGATCTGATCTTCGAAAATGACAGTGAGCGAGCTGGCGATGCTGGAAAGCGCGGTCGTGGACATGGAGGCACTCCTAGAGAACGTGGCTGATCACGCGAATCGTTCGCGCACCGATCGGCCAGAGTATTCCCCTGTCGTGCAGCCTGCCCGTTGCTCCGCCGTGCAGTTGTGAGGCAAGTACGCCCCACTCCGGAGCGGAAGTCAAGCGCCGGAGGATCAGCCGCCGAGATCGAGGTTCGCGCCGCCGATCAGCGAGCCCACCGCCGCGCCGAGCGTGTCGAGCGCCGCCGCCTTGCGCTCCGACTTGACCGCCGCCTTCTGCTGCTCTGCTGCCGCTCGTCCGCCGTTTGGACGCTCGCCGGAGCCCACGACGTTGACCGCGCCGGCCACCGCCGCCCGGCCCTTCGGAGCCTGCGGAGCCCGGTAGCTCTTGCCCTCGTCGGTGTCCGCCCACTCCTTCACGCCGCGCGAGAGGTCGAGATCCTCCTCATAGCCCTCGCGAGCCGCCTTGTAGGAAAGCTCGCCGGTCTTGTCGTCGATCTTGACCGCATCACGGATCACCGCGAGCGCGCCCTTCATGCGGAGCGGATCGACGCCGACCTTTCCAAGCTCCTCGCGGAGCCTGGAATCGCGAGCCGCGTTCCGCGCGCCATCACGCTCCGCGCGCCGGTCCGCCTCGAGCTTGGCGAACTTCCGGTCCTGCTCGTCGACGCGTGCCTGAAGCTCGCGCTCCCGCTTCGTCATGCCGTCCGGGTCGCCCTTCGATTCGTCCGCGCGATCGGAGCCCTTCGCCTTGGGCTCGCCGTTGCCGCCGTTGATCTTGGCGAGCTGCTCCGCGATCGGAGCAAGAGCCCCGGTCATGACCTCCGAGATCCGAGCGTCGAGCTTGCGCCCGAGCTGATTCCCGACGGACGCATTGACCACGCGCGCGATCTCCTCGCGCTGTCGATCGGTGAACGATCCCGCGTCGTCGTCGTCGTCGTCATCGGGTGGATCGGGTGGGCGTTTCTTGGTTGCCATGTTCGGTTGCTCCTGTGCTCGGTTGACGTTGAGAGCGGATCTTGCCACAAGCTCCGCCGGTTTACTTCCGCCGCTTGATCTTCGATCGCCGCTCGTCCTCATCCCTCAAGCTCGCCGTAGCGACCGTGGGAAGGATCTCCGCCGCCGCACGCTCGAGCCGCTCCGCATCCCGGATGAGCTTCCCGTGGATAGCCGGCTCGTGCTTCCACACGTCCGCCGCGAGCCGCGCGCACTTCGCCGCGAGCACACACGTTCGATGCGCCTCCGTCAGCCGCCGGAGCGCGCCGTCGGTCGCCCATGCGTCACGCGCCTTGTCGAGCGTGATCCGAGCTATCCGGAGCTTGATCATCGCGTCGGCTTGCTTGCTCAGAGGCTTGTCGAGAGGCACTGCTTCCTCCTATCAGAACGGTGGATCATCGTCGTCGACTTTCGGTGGTTCGTATCGCGCTTCGTGGTGCGCCTCCGCGACCTCGTGGCTCTGCGATCGCCGGATCGGGACGCCCCACTCGTCCCATTCGGTGACCTCGCCGTGTTCCTTCGCTTGGCGCTCCGCCTCCGCGTAGTGCTTCTCCGTCTGGGAATCCGCCCAATGCTCTGCATGCTCCGCGACGATCTCCATGCGCTTCCCGTGACGATCTCCCTCGTTGCCGTGCGCGGTATCGCCGCCGCCGCCATACGACTCGTTGAACGCCTCGGAGAGCTTGGATCCAGCATTGACCGCGTCGAGCCCTTCGGTCCGCCATGCGTTCTCTTTCGAGAATTTCCTGCCCTCTTTGTCCCACACCGTTTGCATCTCGGGCGTGAGGTTGCTCCGCGCCGTGCTGGCGATCTCGCGACGCCGCTCCTGCGAGGCTTCGCCGGCCTTCTTCGCCGCCGCTTGACGAAGCGGATTCTTGGGCGCCTTCATCGCCTCGATCGTCTCGCGCGTCTGCTTCCGGTCCGCGGCCCGCTGCTTCGCCTCCGCCCGAGCTTGCGCCGTCTTGCTGAGAGGCTTGGCCGCTTTCGCCGCCGCCTTCTCCGCCGCTTTCGCGTCCGCACGCGCCGCCTTCTCCGCCGCTCGAGCTGCGTCCGCCGCCGCCGCCCGTGCCGCGCGCGCCGCCGCCGCCGCGTCAGCTCGCGCTGCAGCCTTGCCTGCTCGATCCGCCGCCCGTTGCTCCGGGGTGAGCTTCACGCGCGCCGGAACCGCCAGCGCTCGATCTGGAACCGCCGCCGGCTCTTTCTTCGTGCGCTTCGCGCGCGCCGGAACCTTCGCCGCCGCATCGGCCACAGGATCGTGTGAGCGCTCGATCTGCTTCCGCCCATCATCGCCGCGAGCTGGGACCTCGCCCTTGATCCCGCCCCATCGCGCGAGCCACGCCACGAGCACGCATCGGCAGTGAGGATGTAGCGGGGGCGCCGAGTAGCCGCCCGGGAACGTCCCGCCGATCGGGACCGCCATCCGATCGAGCGCCTTGCACGCGTCGCACGCCGCCACGTCCGCCGTTGCATCCCACCGCCGGAGCCACTCGTCCGCCGGATCCGCCGCCGGGTCCGCCGCCATGGCGCGGAGCGCTTCGTCGTGCTGGACGTTGTAAGCGTGCATGGTCTCGGTCCGCACGAGCCGGTCCGCCGCGTAGCGCCACCGCGTCCCCATCGCGTCCGCGATAGCGTGAGCGTCCATGCCCTGCGCGTTGCGCGCCGACTGCATCCCGCCGGAGAGCCGCGCCATGCGTTGCGACACCTGCGCGATGGACTCGCCCTTGACCACGCCGACCGCGAGCTGGTGACGGAGATCCTCGCCGATCTGTCCCGCGTAGCGCTCCGCGCTCGACGCATGCCGGCGGTAGAGGAGCCGATCGCCGCGCGCGATCACCGCCGCCGTGTCGATCTGCGGGGGTCGGAGGCTCTCGCCGAAGATCTGCCCGAGCCGGATCACCTCGCGATCGAGGTTCGCCATCGCGATCGGTCCCGTCGCCGCCGCGCCCGCGCCGAGCGCCTCCGCCATCGCCGGCTCCATCTCGCGGATGCGCTCGAGAGCGCCCTCGAGGGACCGTTGAGCGTGCGCGAGCTTGTAGGTGGTGAACCGCTCCGCCCCGTTCTCCTTCGCGAGCCACTCGCCGAGCCCGGTCTGTAGCTCCTCGCGAGCGTCGCGGATCGCGGGGAGGATCGCCCGCATCGCCTCCGGGGCGATCTGATCGACATGCGCCACCGATTCGCGAACGAGGTCCGCGATCTGATCGGCTTGCTTCTGTCGCTTCCCGCCCACCTGCTACCGTTTCGCGGGTCGCCGGCTCGAGAACATCGGCCCGGGTCCCGCCGGAGCCGGGGGATCCTCAGGGTCCTCCTCCGCCGGGTCCGCCTCCTCCGCCGGGTCCTCGGGTTCCTGCGCCGCGTTGAGCGGACCGCCGGCCACGGGCATCGCGCCCGCCGCCGCGAGTAACTCCTCGGAGCTGACCTGCGCCTTCACCTGCCGCCGGATCTCCTCGCGGTCTTGCTGCGATGCGCTGTCGCCGAGAACCGTGGCGTAGGTCTTGGCGAGGTACAGCTCCGCGAACTTCGCGCTCTTGATCGGCACGCCCGAGAACATGAGGACCGCCTCGTTGATCGAGTCCGCCACGCCCTGCACGTCGAAATGCTCGAGCCCTTGCACCTTGCGCGACGGTAGGGGCTCGCCGCGCCCGCGCGCCACGAGCACGAGCAAGCGCCGGACGGTCTGCCGGATCAGCAACGCCAAGAAATCGAGGATCACCTCCGTGGGAGCCTTGTCCTCGCCCTTGGATTCGCCCGAGCGCGAGAGCGCCGCCGCGCCCATATCAGCACTCATCGCCATCGAATACATCACGCGATGCATCTCTCGCATCGTGTCCGTGCAGCCCTCGCGAGCGCTTGAGAACGCGTCAGCGTTCGGCCCGACGAACTCCGCCCGATCGCCGTTGCCGCGCGTCTGCGTGTAGCCCTGCGCCCGAACTTGGCTCGTCGCCCGGTTCCGATCGAGCTGCGCCGACGGAACCGGCATCCCGTTGGACTCCTCCGCGCCCTGGAACTCGTAGAGGATCGGAAACAGGGATTTGAACTCCGCCCACGACATCGCGCACCGTTTGTTGAGGTGCTCGCGCGCGAGACTGTGGAGCTTTCCCATCCCCCACATCCCAGCGGGGAGCGTGAACCGCACGAACGGCACGCACCCAAACGGATGCTCGCCGACGAGCGTAGGGGAGATCATTCGATCATCGCTCGGGGGTTGCTTCGGGTCGAGGAGCACGACGTAGCGCACCCATCCGGTCGGGGTCCACAGTGTGTAGGTTTGCTCGGTGACGTTGCGCCGATCGCGGAGCGTCGCGCGCGTCTGTCGCTCCTCGAGCGTGAGCACCCACTCGAGATCACCGCACGTCGACTCGCTCCAATCGATCACCGCCTCCGCGGGGACGATCCGAAGGCTTGGATCATCGGGCTCGGCTCCGTCGCCCGGTTCCGCCGCGTCCTCGACCTCGCCCGGCTCCTCGCCCATCTCCACGAGTACCCATGCGCAGCACACCTGCTCCGCCTCGCGCACGACCGCCGACATGAACTCGTGAAGCGAGACGCCGCTATCGTCGCCGTCGCCTTGCTCGTCGATCTCGTCCACCTCGCCCGCGACGTCGCCTACCCACTCCTGCCACCATTCCGCGCTCGGGGGGACTGTGAGCGCGCCGTCCTCTCCCTCCTCCGCGAAGCTCACCTGTAGAGGATCGGAGCCGAGCCCGGCCACGAGCGAATCGATGATCGTCCCGGCGTAAGGGAAGTAGTGCGCCCGCCGCTTGCGCTCTTTGTAGACCTCCGCGTCCTCGAACATGTTCGCCGGGAACAGCCTAGAGAGGAGCGCGTCGTCGCCGAGGAGCTTCGCCCCGCCCGCGTAGAGCGCCCG